GTTCTGCTTTAGAAGGACATGAGTGTCCTTCACTACCAGGGAAAGCTTTATCTAAGATTTTAGAAATAAAAGGTTCTTTAGTTTCTAGAATTTTCTTAGAAGTAATAAGCTCGTCTTGTAAAATTCGATCTACACAACTAAAATTGTATAGGATTGATTTTGCCTGTTGACATTCTCTAGGAGTTGGATACCCATCAGGTTCCAAACTCTCTATACTGCTATCTTTAGAATCAGATGATAACTCAAAAATTGAAGATGATGTTAAAATATCTTCTGAGTCATCCATTAATTCTAAATCGGAATCAGTAATTGAATAAACAGTATTATTAGAAGGGGGATCCTTCTTATCCTGTTTAAGAATATCTATTGTTTTTGGAAATGATTTACAATGATCTGAAGACAATAAAACTTCAAGTTTTTGCAAATGTTTGATAATCTCATCATATTTGTCAGATAAATCTTCAATATTAATAGATTTTAGAGATTGTTTAGCTATAGTTGCTTTAATATGTCTCTTAAAAGAAATTCGCATATAATCTCTCATTTTAGCGATATTATAATATATCATCATAGAGAGAGGTGCAAATAGAAACATAAAATAACAAACTAAACTAGTAGTCTCTTGACATGTTAGACTATGAGCAATAAGTTCATCATCATCATGATCAAATCTGTTATACATTGCCTCACGCTTACGTTTAATTTTAGTTGTAAGTGATTGACGCTGTTTAATATTGTAGATTATCTTAATCTCATCCAAAGTTATCAAATTTAATGCTACTCTATGTGGATCAAACGATGGACCATTACCAAATAGGAGATGAACTTTCTCAACTCCATATATGGATCGGTCTTGCCATTCGATATAACCACCAGAAAATATAGCATAATTCTGATCTTTATACTGTTCAGGTTGATTAATAAGATATTCAAAGACATCCTTATCATAACCAATACCTCCTTTTCTAGAATGATGTCTAATATAAAATTGAGCTTGAGGAGACAAATAAGGTTCATCCTCAGTAATTTTAACATTAGTTAAATCAATACGATTAAAATAATCAGATAAAGAGTATTCATCGATATATGGTTGAAAATTGATCTGTTGATCAATGGATTTTTCATCCTCTAAACCTAAATTTAAAGAATCTTCACCTTGAGATGCATGAGCAACCAAATCATCTTTATTCCAATTCCACCCTCGGAATAAATCCTTGATAGTCATAGGAATAGATAATGACATGTGTTGCAATAACATTCTAGATGGTGATTCTTTGACTGTAGGTTCAAAAGAGTCATTAACATATTTGATAAAAGAATCTTGATCATTCATATGATCAATAAAATCTTTTTCAACTAATGTAAAAAGGTCATCAATATCTATCTCATTAAATAGAGACATATAAGTAGTAGACTTTCCAGAAGTAATCCTTCTAGGATATGTCTTACTAAGATAACCATAAATCCTTTCTCCATCACGAAAATCAGCACAAATATTAGATTTTAGACGTCTCATAATTGCTCCTGGGAATTTAACCCATTGTGAGCAACCACATATTTGGTCTAAACTACTATTTGTCTGAAGAACATTATTGGTAGTTATAATAACTATATCAGGTTGGATCTGAACACTACCCTTCATTTCCAAATTAGGGTTAAGTGCAGTTTTACGAATATTATTAATAAAATCAATAATCTTACGATAAGGATTTTTAGGATTACCAACAGCAGCTTGCTCTTGATCTAAATCATCAAAAATGACAACTTTATGATCAGAACGATACTCAGATTGATATTCATCTGTCTCGTTAAGAGTTACAATCTTATCAGCTGATGGAATTTCTCCCATCGTTCGTAAAAGATGTTGTGCTAATTTAATAGCTAAGGTGGTCTTCCCAGATCCAGGGGGACCAGATAATAAAATTCCATATGGTTGCTTTCGGATTGTGGCATCAGCAGTATCTGACTCAAATTGGCGTGAGATATTTGATAATACATTCATATATCTTGAGCGAGCCACCATAGGAATAGAAATCCAAGGTATTCTAACCAAGGCAATAGTCCCATCGACTAGAGCCTTATATTGTTCACGTGTATAACTATACTTATTTGATACACCAATCTTAACTTGATTGGACAAAGACACAATTTCCTCAATACACAAAGTGTAATAAAAATAGGAAACAATAAGGTTAACAAAGAACATAAAACATAAAAGAAACAATGTTGATAAGCGAGCCAATCGCGTAAAAGCATTGTAGATAAAAATATTGTTTAGTGGTAAATAAATTAAATTGTTAGTAATGCATTTGATTTTGATACGTACAGGCGCATTAGTCTGCCGCATTTTGCTCCATAAAACAAAAGTCTCATTCCTGCAAGATAAATCTGGAGAAAATTTAAATCTTGGGTAAATCAGAGAACTTAAGGAAATTTCGTGTGCTATGCTCAAAGTTTACGAATTTCGAAGAAAACTTATAAAATATCTTACAATTCAATAACCTTAGATTTGGAACCAAAATAAGCTGGTTTCAAAACTTCAGTCATTTCCTCGTAAGAGATGAATGGGACAAATCCATGCAAGGATGGATTCAAATCTACAATATTTTTGATACTATTGCAGAAAGAGGTATAAAAAGTTCTACCATGCAAATAAGCCTCACGAAAAGCACCATCACAATAACTTGAGAATTGAGATTCAAAAGAAAGAGGGCTTTCAGAAGGTTTCTTTAAATAATAAAACTTCTTATAAATTGAATCAGTTTCAATTGGGGCAACGATACAACCTAATGTTTCGTGCTTAATGAAATTTCTCTTAAGAAAAGAGATATCATTAATTCCAATGTAAGGTACTGATTCCGAACCTTTATCAGCCATAGTATATTCAATGTTCACATCAGAGAAAACTTTCTGACATGAAGTATGATTAAACCATGGGCAAGTTTTTGCAACAGACATAGCATTATCATCACCATATGTAATAAGAGCAATGTTTTGTGCAAAACGAGTGGAAATCTTAGGATTCATCTTGTAATAACAATAGCGCATCATAATTGAATTGCAAATTGAATTAAGTTGAACCGTAATAAGATTACCAGAAGGATTTCCATTAGCAAAGCGGTACAAATCTCCATCAATAAGGATATTGGGGTGAACAATATCTGATAGAGCACCTCTAACTAATTGGAGGTCGGCTTCAGACATACCAGCAGCACGATACCACTCAACAATAACATGAGCAGCAGCTGTAGTAATCTGAGCAGCCATACGGGTATCAAAACCTGCAAAATCACCAGCGATCATATTAGTTTCATTGAATCTCGTTAGATTCTTATAAACTTTGGTCCACTGGTCTGATGTTGCATTGACACCAACCATACATTCTGTAGTATCAGAATGCCTCAACATAAATTCGGGAATAGCTCCAAGAGCTCTTCTGGATGCAATAAAATTTGCTATAGGAGAACCATAAAACTTCCGAACTTTATCTTGGGCTTTCTTGTTAGGTAGTAGCTCGTTAACCTTACTACTTGCCTTGTAAATAGATTCTGATCGTAACCCATTACTCCAAGCTTCAAGAACACTATCAATCTCTGATTGAATATCAAAGGTATCATTGAACTCTCGAGGTACTTGAACTAAGGAAGGATCATCACCATCTTTAACAAATACTTGTTTCTTCGATTTATTAATCGGGAAACCACAGGATGTATCGTTTGGAATACCAGATAGTATCCCATCACAAGTTCCATCTAACGCTTCACTCTG